TACCAATTACCCAATAGAAGTTACAACAAATATGACAGTTGAAGTAGACGATTACGAAACTGCCAATATTATGGATACTATACGTAGTGGTCATCATGAAACAATTAGCTTGACGATGTATCAAAGTGCGCTAACTGTTGAAAGTCTTTATGGGTCAAACAAAGTAGGAGGGACCGCGAATTTAGAGGACGAGACCTCAGAGACACTGGAAGATAATGGCTACAGAACAGTATATAAATTTAATAGCGTAACGGGACAACTAGTATCTCAAAGTGTAAAAACATCAATAGACGGAACATTAAGTGTAGACTTAGAATTTAAAGATTATTTAAACAGGAATTTCTAAAAATGGGAAAAATAAATGAATATTCAGCTATGGGCGCTGCCCCTGCGAGCAACGATCTACTTTTTATAGGAGATACAGACGGTAGTCCGTCCTATGAAATTAAGAGCATTACTATCGCCAATTTAAATAAGACCGATACTATTAAGGCGGCTTCAGCTGCAGGAATAACTATTACGGATGATGGAGGAACCTACGGGATAGAGGTTCATGATGGCGGTAATGTAGGGATAGGCGCAGGCTACGCTACAACCCCTACCAGTTATTTGGACGTACGAGGGGCGTCTGACGCTAGCCTGACATTAGCTCAATTTTTAAATCCTTCGGCAACCACGGATGGGCGCATTACACAAATTTTAGTGGGAACTGACAGAGCTGATTATAAAGCCTTATCTTTGCGCTATACTTATGATACTACTAACAATGATGGGTTAATTACATTGAGGCATTATGAAGATGCTACCGAGGGAATTCACCTTAAAGGAGATGGAAATGTAGGAATAGGAGAAACAGCACCCACAAGTAAGTTGCACATAGGGGACGGTTCGGCCACACCTTCGTTAAGGGTCGAAGGTTCTTCTTATAGTGTTTATTTGAATAGTGGGGGGACAAACGGCCCCGGATTAGCTGGAGGTAGCCATAATCTTCATATCCAAAGAGGGTATGGAGGAGGGTCCGGAAAAGATCTGTATTTTTTTTATAGTACTTCTGCCCCTGTTACCCCTTTGATGATTCAGTCTGCGGATGGTAACGTGGGTATTGGCACAAATGCTCCTGCGGGGACATTGCAAATTGATACAGCAGTTGACGATGCGTTATATATTCACTCTAGGGATCCGGCCAAACCAGCGCGCATAAAGTTGTCAGTCTCAGCATCTGCAGCGGGATATATAGCTGACACAGCAGGATATATAACTATTTCAGGTAACAATGTGGCCGCAGCTAACAATTGTTTGCAGATTAGTAAAGGGGGAACGTCAAGTGGGGGACGTCTTAGTATTGGTGGCGTATTGGGCACTTTTAGTTATGCTATAACAACTGTGTCGAGCCCTGCTACGCAAGCGTCTTTTTCTAGCTCACATAATAGTAGGGGTTATCTTTATATTACTAATAACCAAAGCACTACCGCACAAACTGCGATAATATTTGGCAATACGCAAACAAATTCGCCGCGTTGGATGGCAGGTCAATTTTGGACAGCCACCCCTTCTGAGAATTATTTTTCATGGAATTATTTGGGCGATACCGCTTTGGCGAGTAATAGCCCTAATAGTGCTACCTTTAGTCCGAGTTCAAGCGCATTAGAAAGCAATACTGCTTATTGTTCTCAGACAGGTGGTTTAAGCTGCGAAAACACAAGTGTTGCGTTTGGCCATATTCAAACAGATAGCTCAACAAGCACATCCAATTTAACCGCCACATACAATATGCAAGATCCGGTAACTTTAAGTGCTGCCGGGATAGCTACAATAGACTTTAGTAAAAAATTAACATCTGACAAATATACAGTTATAGCAACTGGGTGGGATGGCACTCGACCGTTAGTAGGGTATGCTAGTACTAAAAATGAGGGTTCTGTGGCTATTACATTTTATCGTTTAGATACGGGCGCGGTTATTGATTTGACGGCTAGTGCCGCCATTGAGTTAGATTTTGTGGTATACGGCGGTTCAAGCTCAGGTGTTGATAAAGACGTTATGCTCCAAACGAGACTAGAAAAAGCAGCTCCCTAATGGCTAAGTTCATAAAATATGAGAAAGCATTACTTGAGATTGAAAGCCACAGTATTTTGGCCGAAAGTGCGGAGCTGGGTGTAGAAACGTCACTTACCCCGATAGAAAATATCACCGGAAGTGTTATGCGTTATGCAGCGGACGCTCCGCTAAAAGGTACTCTTTCTTTTAGTCATTATTTAACAGGATCTCTTCATGAATTCCTTAATCCTTTAACAAACGTAGAAAGGACGGGTGAACCATTGCGGGGTAACTTAGGGGGAATTGAGTTTGCGAGCGGCTATATTCGTAGCCTCCAGTTTTCAGTATCTCCTATGGCTCCTATTTTAGTGCGTTCTTCGATGGATATTTATGGAGAGCTTAGCGTGTTGGGTGCAGAAGGGCGGAGCGATGAGGTAATGAGGGGGGTGCAGGACGATCCTCGCGCTATTAGTCATGGAGCTCAAACTTATTTGGCTGGAAACGATTTTGGAATAAATAATAAATTAGGATTTTCTTATTCTGTTACATGTGAACGCAACCCAATGACAGTTATAGGAAGCGGTTTACCTAGTCGGGTTACAAAAGAAAATGTACAAATTTCGATGACCGTGCGTGGAGAGGACTTAGGCAACGTATTAACTACTACTGGGTACGCAGCTATCGCAGATATTTATGTATATGGCGTTTATGCCGAGCCGGGATCTGAAGCAATGGGTCGTTTTGGTTGTACGGGACAGGTTCACTCTCAAGACATTGCTGTGTCTAATGGAGATTATATGGCGGGAGAGATTTCATTGTCTCAAGATTATTTAACCGGAAAACAGACTGTATGATAATTAATTCTGGAGTAACTAACATAGCAAGGGTGCTGCCTTTTGAGGTGGGTAACACGTACAAGAAGTACGATGTTGTTTACTATAGTGGCTATACAGATCCGAGCCCAACCCCTCCTACGCTTCATCCGTGTTTGCAGTCTCAATCCGGACATTGCTACTATATCGGAGACAGTATTACAACTTCAACGATTACTAATCGCCCTTATGCTAGTGATACGGAGTGGACCACCGGATTTTTTGCTGATGTATCTTATGGGGCTACTGTCGATTATGAGACCCTCAATTACACAACAGAGTTTGGTGACGGTTATTATAATATTTTAAACAAAAGCGAAAATGCGGTACGCGCCACCTTTTCGACAAATTTTGCCAAAAGAACTGACCAAGAGACAAAAGCCATTGTACATATATTGGAAGATTCTTTTAATCGTGGAAATAAGCCAAGCGGTGGTTATAGCGGCATTCCGTGGACTCCTTTTGCCCCTTATAACCAAAGTGGGGAGTTTTTTGTAGAAAGCTTTACGCAGGGCTATGAGTCTCCTGATGTTAATAATGTTGCTACAACCTTTTTTAGAGAAACGGCATCCACAACAGATTGGAAAACTTTATACATTCCTTTTGAAAGCACCAGAAGGGAGTATGCTAATAGTATTCCCGGTAACGTTGATACAAACTATTTTCAACATGACGCAGCGTTTTTGCGGCAGCTGCCAGATCAAGCGGACTTGACGCCAGCTCAAACAGGATGGTATTACTTTACTGGTGAAAAACATGACGACTACACTCCAGAAACCGGAATTTTGGGGACAGAGTATAATTCACCCACGGGGCAGTATCCCTTATGGACAAAAGATAATTTTTATTTTGATTTAAATCAAAGCATAAGTATACCTCAAAACCCTCGTTTTACTAAGCAAGACTTAGATAACGGTTTTACTATGAGGTTCAACGAAGGTATTAATAAAAATTTGCTTACTTTTCCGGTTGAGCTGAGGGGGCGAACAGATAAAGAGGCGCACGCGATAATTCACTTCCTCGAGCACCATGCGGGGGTTAAGCTTTTTCAGTTTACACCTCCCGCTCCTTATGATTTTACAGACAAGGTGTTTTTGGGTTCTAGCTGGAGCCATACTATCCACTTTAAAGACAACAATGATATCACGGTTAATATGCGTGAGTTTCCTATTGACTATTTAAATTTATCTACTAACTTTAATTCTTTGGTAACGGTTGTTAACCGGCCATTAAAAAATCTCTCCTCTTATTGGAGTTGGCCAACAGAAGGAGATCCAACTGGGCCAGTCAGCATAAATCAATACGCTGGATCTAAATCCACCATAGAAAGAATAGAAAATACAGACTTTATATCAAATACTGGTATGAAAGTCTTTGCTGTGACCGGCCAAAGCATTAGAACAGGATTTTATTTGACAAATAGCGGAAACGTTACTTTAAACACTTACATAGGCTATGATAGCCCTTATCAAGTTTTTGATTTTCCTTCGGGACATTCACATAATCCTGTGATTACTGCCCCCGGAAGCTCTAGTTTTATTCCTTTTTATTTTAAAGGGTTTAACAATAATATAATCGCTCCAGAAGTTACTACGGGCCCTGACAGCAGCGGAGTATTTAGCGCAACCATGACGTTAAGTAACAAATCTAACCTAGATAATACTTATGATCCTAGCGGTTTAATTACTTTTGGTATTACGGGATATGTTACAGGGTTTGATTCTGCTCCCACTCTAACGCACGGCAGTTACCCTTACAGAGGGAATGATGGACAAACTCCCAATCATCCATCTCGTTTTTTAATTCAAACAGGCTACTATAATGTCTCGGGAGTGCCTCTGAACGTATTAGCATGGCAGCATCCTGCAACAGGCCATGATTTAAATCGTTATTCGATTCAATATACTCAAGATAAGAGTTGGGTTGAGGTTTCAGGAGTTTCTTTGACAGACAATACTTCTATACGAAATATTGAAGGGGTGGCGGGAACCGGCTTTGAAATCAACCGGCAGTACATTCAATCCTTTGGGTATGATTTTATGAATAGTGCGGGATACATTGAAACTAATTTTTATACGGGAATTTTGGTTCCTTCAAGTTTAGCTGGGGCCGACCAGATTCCTGAGGGACTGAAAAATCTTCCCGATCCACAAAATACAGGTATACATCAAGATTCATATTTTATGCATACCAATCTTCCTCAGGGTCAAGACTATTATTATAGGATGAGGTCAGAGTATGTGCAATCTAATAATAGCTCTACCTCTGATATTGTGGGCTCAATGTATGTTTACGCGAGCGGAACATCGGATTTTAATACAGCTGTATCTAATCAAGTTTCTACCGGTTTGAGTGATAGCTCTAGTGAATTTAGTGATAGTAGAACCGTGATACCTACAAGCCCTGCGCCTGCCTTCAAGGTATACTTGGATCACGCATCTTCAAACATTAATTTAAGCGGAGAGTTTATAAAAACTTTAGTGGATCGGGGACTAGTAAAACAGGCTGGTGGGCGTGATCTAACTATCGGGTCGAATCCAACGGCTGAGCAGTACCTTGCGATAGCATCTACAGGGGCATATGCTGATAATTTTAGCGGGGTCCAATTTATCTTGCAACCTGAGTTTGTGGTGGGTGCTGAAGGAGGGGTTTATCCTGTGGGCGATCCTGACGCAGGTATGATGATTCCCGCTGTAAGGACAGGCTACCAGCTATTAACTGGTGTGGTAAACCCAACAGACGCAACCTCTGGTGGTGATCCAAATTTACAAAAACCAATAGTTGAAACTCCTAGTGTTCTTATTATGCAAAGCAGTTCTTTAATTGTGGGTCAAGGCGGAAAAGGAGGCGATGGAGGCTTAACAGAGATTAAACAGACCGATCAAGATATAGCGGCATGGGGAAGCTATAACCAAGGCGAGGGGAGGGACGCTAAATATACCTTAAATTTGGGGTATGGACAAGAAAGGGATTCTACAGCGGGAGAGGCTGCGGGTGATGCAATTTATGTTTCACATAAGAGTATAGATAAGTTTTCTATTCGTAAAGACTATAATGCCAAAATCTACGGGGGAGGCGGAGGCGGAGGCGGAGGAGATCGCTTTCTGGCGGAAAAGATATTTGCTATTAAGTCCGAAGCGAAATTCAACGGAGGCTCCAGTACTAATATAGGTGCATCGACCTTTACTCAGGGATATGGGAAAGGATGGCACCACCAAGGAAAATGGAACGAAGCAAAAAGAATTAAAATCAGTGATGAAGGAAATATTGCGGTACAGTTAGGTTCATTATTTGACGACTCAACTCCTGCAGATACAAAAGATTTGATTCCTGTGGGTGGTGATGGATGGGTAGTTTTTCATGCTAGTAATTTTATAGGGGTCCATAGGGGGGGTGCCGGAGGCGGAGGGTCTAGTTTCCGGCCTGTCCAAGGAGGGACACAGTTATCATTAGATAGTTCAAATGATTATATCACCGATCTTTCTTTTGGTAAATATGGTATCGCTGGTAAGGGAAATCTAAGGGGTACCTTTAAGGAGGGAGAGCATCATACTTTTGGAGGAAGCGGCGGCGATTATGGTGAGCCCGGAGGGATGGGGCAAACTTTTAACCAAAAGACTATGGGTATACCTTTTATTTTAGAGGATCCAAGCAAAGAGGGGAAAGTGGGAGGTGCCGGAGGAAAAGCAATTCGAGTGATTAGCACCAATGCTAATTATACCGTGAGCAATTATCGGGGCAAACTCTTAGCTATCACTCCTTCTTTAACGCCTATCACAGACATGACGGGTTTGGTGGGATATTTTGAAGCAGGTAATAAAAGTTATAACACGGGAACGACAGAAGCCGTTAGCGGAGCCGTCACTATTAACAATGTTGGGGGCTATACTATACCCACAACAAGCATCACTGTTTTGGCCACGAGTGTGGACATGAAAAGCGGAGATGTGATATATTTCTTTGAAGGCACCACGCAGGGAATTTTTACATTAGATGCGAATTTCAGCGCCCCAGTCACAACCCTTACCGGGGTTCTTAGTGGAGGCACTATACCCGATGGTGCGGTTGGAAATTTTGGGCAAACAGTGACTAAATGGGTATCTACAAATGATGCTAATGTTTATTTAGAGCAAACTACAGGAAACAATCAGCCCACATTACAAAATGTTGATAAAGCAGATAAAACAGTAGGGAGCGGAACAGCCCTCACTCGATCAGGAAAAGTAACTGTCCGTCATGCGTTTTTTAATAATCAAAAATATATTTATTTTAGTCCTACTTTAAGCACCAAAATTAATTATATGAAACTTCATGGTGCAACTTCCAATGTGGATTATGATGGTGATATACAGATCAACAATGTGGGGCAAAGTTATGCGGCGGGCGATGGAATTACAATCGCGATAAAACCAGTAGCCTTTTCAATTCCAGCGGAAACCGTGATCACTTTTCGAGGGGGCTCTGTTTTCAGGGTCACTTCAGCAGCGACGTATGCTTCTCCAGATAAAATTGTACAACTAACAGGAAATTTGTCTGGACCTGATTTGCAAAATAATGTTCGAGGTTATTACCGGCTATCTTCCTTAGGCAACGGTTTTGATATTTTTTATGTCGTATATCCGAATAAATGGTTTACGGACTCAGGCAATTTTACAGCAGATACCACTAGCAATGATAGCCAAACAGGAAAAGATGAATATTACCAGACTGGTTGGAGTGATTTTTCATCAGCGCAAGTAACACCCTCTGTTTTATACGGTCGCAATAACGGGGAGGTTGTCGATAATACCGGACTCGGAGGTTTAGACAAAACCTTTTCTTTTGAAGATCGTGGGTCTACACCGGCCGTAGTGGGTGATTATCCCCGTAGGGCATGGGTGTACAATTTAAGCGGTAGCTCTAAGGGGGGTATTTTGACATTAAATGCGCGAAATGATGGCGCCGAAGTAGGGAGTGATACTTATTTGGGTGATAATTTTGTTTTTAATTCTTCTGGAAGCGTTTATATCGGAGGTAGCAAGTCTAAGGATAGTGGCGCGGTAAACTTTGGGTTTCGGGGAGGAATTGCTGCGGTTGTAATTTTCAACCGGCAACTGAGTCTGAGAGAAAATCGAAAAGTATTAGGGGTATTATTTAACAAATATTTAAGAACGAAGGCTGCCAACGCAGCATCACAGGTGGGTCTCGAATATCAAAACAAACGGTCGGACCTAACCGGAATAGCCGGTCAAATATATTTTACCCCCTAAACGATCATGGCAACAGAAGCACATAACAAAGCAATAACGGACCTTCTTCCAGATACTCTGATAGAGTTATTTGAGATTCAGATAGGAGAAGGCAAAGGCATAAAAAGGTTTCATCCCGGCAAAATTGTTGATAAAGATATCATATTAGGGGGACATAAGTATTACTGCCTTCCAATAGAAGCCACAGGCTTTGAGTCCAAAGGTGACGGGGCACTTCCCCGCCCAAAATTGATCATAGCGAATCCGGACGGTCTTATTTCTGACATAATAAAAAGAGAGGACGATATGGTTGGCCACACATTTAAAAGGATTAGAATATTTTTAAAATTTTTAGATGAGGTTAATTTTCCAGAAAGGGCCAATCCGTTTGGCAATTCTGATCCCGAGTCTCGTTTCGATGATGATTTATATGTTTTTAATCGTAAGATATCTGAGAATAAATATTTTGTAGAGTTTGAGTTGGTTTCCCCTTTGGAGGTGCAAAATTATAAATTGCCTGCGCGGATTATGATTGCGAATTATTGTCCGTGGAAATACCGCGGGATAGGATGTCGTTATGGAGCTAGGGGCGACTACGATGGTCCTACGACCGAATTGACCGCTTCCGATGGGGTTACTAAATTGAAATCAGTTGATTTTTTTCCACAAAAAGAATCCGGACAGTTGGTAACAGTAACCAAAACCGGAGGAGCAACCATTGATAATGTGGGGGGATATACAGTGGGGAGTCATACATCTGCTCCGGGCGTTACTGTTAGTGCGTTGCCCGTGGCATTACGTAGCGGAAACAAGTTAAATTTTGGCGCTACTGGAGCGGTCTTTACTTTAAGTGCTAATGCTGTGGCTACTGCTACAACTATTTATGGCACTCTCGAGGAGGAAGATGTGGCAAATGCTGCTGTCGGTACTCTAAGTTATCCGGTAGGTAATTATTCTTCGTCTACCGGCATTATCGTAGAAGAGCTGCCGCTCCCTATTAGCTTTGGCCAAGCGATTCGTTTCGCTAACGGTGCACATTTCATATTAGATGCTGATGCTGATATCGATGATACAGAAATTTTTGGAGATTTAACGGTAGGAGCTATAGAGGCAACGAATGGAGGAAGGGTGGTGCTTTTAGATCGTCGTATACAAGGGGTTCCCGTGGCTGACGAGAAAGATAAAAGGTTCGATGATCCTAATAGCGGGTTTAATCTTCAGGGGATGAGGTGGGTTTATGAATATAACCCTACTTTGTTTAGTGTTGCTCTTAGTAGCGCGACAGATGCCGGGGATTCGGTTGTTTTATCAGTAGATAATATTTCCCAAAACATTAATCCTAATCGTACCATTACGCTATCTGACAGTGGTGGATCTGAAATAGGCTTATTTCACGTGACGGCTTTGGCACGGAAAACAGTTACAGTTGAGTTGGTGGCAGCAGCAGCCAATGCCGCGACCTTAATAACGGTAAAACCAGTTCTCGCTACCCTTAAAAAAGGAGAGACTATTACCTTTAGTGCTACCGAAAGCGTGTTGCTAACCAAAGATGTTGCTAATGGAGAGCAGGTTTTAGAAGGAACGGTCAGTACGGGGGGAAGCCCTATTACGATCGGAAGCTCGGGTACGTTGCGTACCAAAATTGCAGGCAACTTGGTTTTAACAACTGGAAGTTCTGCCCCATCAACAGCCACAGGTATAGTAGGATACGTGAAAGGAGATGTGGTATCGATTACCTCGCTGGATGGTAATCCTCCTAGTCTTTTTGTTTGCATCCAAAACCATACTTCGGTTCAAGATCCTCGCTTTAAGAAAGAATATTGGGTAGAAGATCAGTGTAGCAAAACCTTAAATGGGTGCAAGATGCGTTTTGGCGAATATCACCATCTTCCCTTTGGGGGATTCCCGTCTATTGAGGCTTATAGATATACCAATTAAAAGTGTTTTTTTAAGTTATATAAAGCGAATTTCTTCTTTTTACCAAGAAGAGATATGTGGGTTAGTTGCTGGTGAAGTTTTATTCTTTGTTAAAAATATTTCTCCAGATCCTTTTAGTACTTTTTATATTGACCCAGTTAAGCATTTAGAGGCTTCTAAGTCTAAAAATATAGATTTTTGCTTTCATTCTCACCCCGGGATTTCATGTAAGCCAAGTTCAGCGGACATTGAGTTGGCGAATAATGCTTTGATTTCTTTTTTGATTTTTTCTCCATTAGAAGATAGGTTTGCTATATACGATCCTAAAAATGAAGAAACCATTTATTTTTCTATTTAAAAGTGTATAATGTAGGTATGATATCCGTTTCTATTGAAGGTCGCGCTGGGCAAGCATTAGGCCCTAAGTGGAAGCTTCATGTAGGTACGGTTGGAGAGGCGTTAAGGGCTTTACGTGCAAACGCTGGAAGTGTTTTTGAAAAGGCTTTAGGCTTGTCTAAGGGATATGTGCTGGTGATAGACGGGGTTCCGGCAGAGTCTTCTGGTTGTTTTTTAAAAAAAATTAAAAAAAGCTTATGTTTTATTCCTGTTTTGGCAGGAGGGTTTGTGACTTTTTGGTATGCGGTTTTTTCCCAAGTATTGCTGATAGCCCCCGGCTTGAGTTATGCTGCGGCAGCATTTATAGCGACGGTAGTAGTTGTAGTTGCGGTGGCTCTCATTGCTTATGGGATTTATTCTCTTGTTACCTTATTAACAGCTGACGATGGGCCCGATGTTGCTGGTGAGGGGACCAATAGTTTTGCTTTTCGTGGGCCTGAAAATGTGAGCGAACAGGGGCAAGTGGTTCCGGTGGGCTATGGGAGATTAATGAGCGGTAGTCGGGTCATTTCGGTTTCCTCTAGTAATGTGGATAGGCAGATATGGGAAGATAACGACATGAAGGTTTTTGGAGGGATGAAAACCGTTTATACCAGAAGTCCGGACGTTGGGGTAGGAGGTAGTGGGGGGGGTGTCATGGGGGCTGATTGGCGTTGGCCGGTCTTGACCTCTTTGGGAGGGGGGTTTTAAGATGACAAATATATCTATAGAAGGACATTTAGCTGAAGTCGTAGGGTCTTCTTGGACACTTAAGGTTAGAAATTTTATGGAGCTGTTTAATGCTATAGAGGCAAACACCAACAAGCTGAGGGATTACTTCCATGCTCACACCAAACAATATTGGGCTATCTTCGTTGACGATGAGAGGGTGGATGCTGAAAAGTTTATGTTTCAGAACATTGAAAATAAACACGTTAGAATCATTCCTTTGTTAGCGGGAGGCGGACCCATCGCGGGAGCTATTGTTGCTGCTATTGGCGTGGAGGGAACAGCAGCTATAATTTTGGAATTTGTTATATCTGCGATTATTTCTATGGCTATTTCTTTTGGATTAAGCATGCTGATGGCTAAGTTAATGAAAACTGATGATCCTGAAGCTGTTAACACTACTTCTTATATTTTTTCTTCTCCGGAAAATGTCAGCCAACAGGGGCAGGTTGTACCTGTTGGGTACGGAAGAGTCAAGGTTGGAAGTACTGTTATTTCGGTTTCCTCTAGTAATGTGGATAGGCAGATATGGGAAGATAACGATATGGATGTCTTGGGAGGCTTAAAATCGGTTTTCACCAGAAGTCCAGACGTTAAGCCGGGCGGTGGTGGAGGAGGGGGAAGTAGTCGAACAAACTATCACCAAAAATGATATCAAGGAAATAGAATGAGTTTCTCCGACGTTTTTAATTATTCACCCAATGAGGGGGAGGCCGGTACTGGAGGTACGGCGGGTACCGGGGGTACGGATGGCGCTTCCGGGCCAAGCGCACCGGTTAATATATCTGCGGATCGAGAGATGCCGGATTTGGATAAGAAAAAGGTTGTTGACGCAATTATAACCAATCCTCAGAACCCTATAGCACTCCCCGGAGATCCGTCCACCAAAGGAAATGGGGGGACAGTAGGATTAGGGGACGTGGTCCGTCCGGTAGTAGGTACAACTACAGAGACGCAGAAAAACGAACAATTAGAAGCGCAGGTTCCCTCTACCCCTTTGCTTGCAGATAGTTTTTATCAATCTCCTCGTGCGTCAGAGGGAACCATTGGCAGTGCTGATGGGGCGGCCGGAACAAAAACTAATAGTCATGTTTATAAGGAGATTATAGGTTTAGGGCAGGATGATATTTCTCCTTTTACTGATGATTTGAACGTTTTAACACCAGCCGCACACAAACCCTCAAAGTTAGAGTCGGTAGGTATTTATAAGACTATCGATCTTATATCAGAAGGCCCTGTAGCGGGACTTTGTGATGTTCATGGAAATTTAATTCCTTTGGTGGATGGGGCCGATACATTAAACGAAGATGGTTTAAAAGGGCTATATTTAAACGATGTGCCCGTTAAAAATAGTCGGGGAGGGACGCTAAATTATCAAAGAGTTCTCTCTGAGATTAAGTACGGTACCTTAAAGCAAGGCTTAATGCAAGACAACAAACAAAAAGCTCTTTCTTTTTTAAGGTCATCTCAAACTTTTAATGTAGGTCTTAAGTTGCCCGGGGTGAATAATGATCAGTCTGTGGTTTTTTCGGGTGACGATATAGTGGCTACCGATTATTCAAATGTTAATTTTACTCCCCATATATTTAAAACCCCTCCCCCGGGTACAACCAAAGGAGATCTTCTAGAGTATGATATATATCCATGGACAGACGGAAAAGCAGGCACACAAGATAGTCCCGGAGAGGATTACCAAAAACTTCTAGTACAAAACCAAATGGTTACCATCGGGAAGGAAGCTAATTATGTTTCTATTTTTACCCAAGCTAAAACAACTAACGCAGGAAAGATGATAGAGCGCATGCGTACCGTTTTTGCGGAGCAACCTGTGGTTTACCATCATACTATTACTAATGATAATGTTACTGATATAGAAATTAATTTATTTACGGATCAACTTTTTTTGCGAGACGTTAGTCCGAAAAAAGCCAAAGATCCTTTAAATAATACAATATTTTTTCTGATAAAAATTGGATACGAAGATAGTGATCTTCTTATCAGTGAAACCGGAGGAGATACGTTTTATGTTTTTGTTCCTATTTCTGGATTGTGCACTTCAAGATATGAGCGTTCTTATACTTTTCCGTTGCCTGTCGTAGCAGCAGATCGGGATCGCCGTATTTCTATTTGCTTGGCCTCTGAAGAGCCCGCACCAGATGCTGTAGCTGTAGGGGCTATACAGCGCCAAGGAGGGGTGTCTACTGTAACAGAGATTGTTGGCGCTTCTTTGGTTTATCCTCATTCTGCCATTATAGCTATGTTGATTGATGGTAGATCGTTTGGTAGGGTTCCTAAACGTACTTTTGATACGAAGTTGCTTAAAATAAAAATACCGGCTAACTATGATGGTGAAAACCGGGAATATACTGGGAACTGGACAGGGCAGTGGGCAAGCCATAAGCAATGGAGCAATAATCCTGCATGGGTTTTTTATGATATGATGACAAGCCGTAGGTACGGTTTGGCTAAATATGGTTTTGGGGATGATATTGTAGATAAGTGGAATTTGTATTCTATTGGAAAATATTGCGACGAATTAGTAGAAACAGGATATCGTCCAGCTGATTTGCCCCTTCTTTTTTCAGTGGATCCAAACGGAGCGCTTATATATATTAATGATGCTGGAAGCAATCTAGATGGCTCTGCGCGGGGGGAAGAAGTGCTAAAGGGGATGTTTCCACAAGGAGAAACGGTGGCTCTTTACAAGCTGAAAGATAAAAGCGGAACTGCTCTTAATAGAGGTTTTCGCAGGCGTATAGGGGCCTGTTCTTATGATAAGACAACTAATATTTTTACTTTTAACATTCATAAAATTATTAACTCTGAGTATATTTTTACGACTTATGCGGGGCTGCAACAGCAATATACTGACTTTAACGATAACAAACAAGAAAAAAGCAAAATAACTGCCAATGCTTGGATTGCTAATTATTTAACTCGTAAGTCCGCAGAGGGTGATGAGAGCGATGTGATTCACGAATATATGGCTGGTTACAGTTTAGGCTCAACCGTAAGTACCGGAAAGGTGGTAGTAGAAAAGAGTTTATACAAGCCTATTTTAGAGCCTCGTTTTTCAACTAATATTTATTTAGACAGGGAGCAGGACGCTTATAATTGTTTGAATGATTTGGCCGCTATTTTTAGAGGCATGGTTTATTGGAATAATGGTTTTGTGTTTATTTCAAACGATCAGTCGCGGGACGCTGTTATGGTTTTTACTAATTCTAACGTCCAATCTGGTGTTTTTACTTATACCGGCAGCTCAAAGACTACTAGATTTACTTCCGTACTGGTTAGATATAATGATGCTCAGGACAGCTACAAGCCAAAAGTTGAATATATTGAAGATGCGGCTTCTATTCGCAAGTATGGATATTTAGAAAAGAAAATTATAGCCCTTGGCACCACCTCTCGCTCTCAGGCTTACAGGCTTGGTAAATGGTTTTTATATACTAATCAACTTGAAACGGATTTGATTCAATTTAAAACTGGGATCGAAGCTACCTATCTACGGCCCGGAGATGTTATAAAAATTCAAGATAGTTTAAAAAACACAAAGAGGTACGGAGGAAGGATCAAGGCAATTGATCCTGCTAATTATCAGCTTACGCTGGATCAAGGAATTTATGAGAATGTAGTGGGACAAAAAATTACCCTAATAGTTCCTCAACCTTCTAAAGCCGTAACCCAACTCAATATCGACGCCCAAGAAAAACTCCAGCAAAGGGATTTTACAGGCATTGAGCAAAGCGAAATTGATGAAACGCGCGCAACCCAAATTAAGCAATTTACTGTTACAGCGGTTACTGGAAGCGATGCTAATTCAGGGGGGGTTCAAAACGATGTAATTACGGTGGAGGCTTCTGAGGAATTTAGTAGGGTGGATGTAGGTACCATTTGGTCTATGCAGAATACTGAAACAGAGTATAAAATCAAAGGGGTAGAATATCGTATCTTGAGTGTTACGGAAGAAACCGCAGGGCAGTATGGGGTTACAGGTATGATGTACGCAGGCTCAAAGTTTGGAGCAATCGATGAATCACGAGACTTGGTGTCCACACAGCAATCGGCATCTATTCTTAATTCAGACGAAGAGCTTATAGTTGATACAGACTTCGAAGCTGGCGACACCGCAGATACTATAACTATTGTAGATACAGGGCACGGAGCACAAGAAGGGGATAAAAAACAAAGTGCGGAAGGAAGCAATAAAAATTCTAATGATTTAGAGGAAGATAGCGGCGAAGAAGTTATTGTGGTGCTTGTTGATTTTTATGACCAAGCGCAAGCCATTGAGAGGGCTGTAGAGCGCATGTGGAATAATCAGCCCTCCGGTGACCCAGAGCTCGAGGGAATTAGTCAGGCCTATGTTACAAAGTTTTTTATTCATCCTAGTATAGATGGATGGCAAAGAAAAGATGCTATAGCTGTAATAATGACCGGGGGGAATGGTGTTACGAAAACGCAAGCACAGGTAGAAATTCCAGTTCCGCAGGGTACTCATTTTGTACAATATTCTTTGGGCTATGAGGTGTTTACTGGTTTTGCATACCAGACAGTATGGTCTGAGACGTATAGCGACCTAGGAGGAGGAGATTAAAAATGCCTAGATTTATTTCGTTCGAAAACGATGCTGTTTTTCCGGACCTAGGACAAGCTTTAAAGGTTTCCGGTTTTTCTGTGGCTAATCAGCCCACAGGCGTTCCTCTTCAAGAGCCGTTTGTATGGAATCCTAGTTTGGCGCCTTTTTTGGGCGTTTCTGGTATTTCTTATTTTGCGGAAGCCGCTAGCGGGCAATTTATCCCTATAGACCCTAAAATTACATGGAATTTACTTAACCCTATAACAGAAAGGCCATTTACAGCGACCGAAATGCGAACGTCTACGCAGTTTAAGGGATTTGATATTTCTTTATTAGATGAAACTGGGCTGCTTGTTAAAAATGTTATTTCTGGTTTTCGGGGCAACTCTCTTAACCTGAACACAGACAATTTAAAAGTTTTATTTGATTCGGTTTATGGGGACCCTGCCCTTACTGTAGCGCAGGGGGTAGGCAAAGATCCTCGTAAAATGCGACTAAAGGTTGTTTCGAATGATTATTACGGACGACAGCATACAGGGGAATATTATTTAACAAGTCCGGTTCCTCACATTACTGGGGTGCATGTTGATTTGGGTACAACCCTTAATTTTACACCTTATTGTACTAAAAGCACGGGTTTGCTGGGGATTGGTTTTTATGCGTCTCATTTAGCTGATTTTGACATAGACATAACGGGATCAGGGTCCCGGACCTATGATTTCGAAATGTTTGTCCCGGCTAATAATGCGAATGCGTATAATATTTCTCCTCCCAGTTTAGAATCTGGTTATTATTATAAATTAGTTCCGTTTGATAATTTTGGTACTGGTAGTGGTTTTTTATACCCCTCTTCAATTAGGCCATTTAATATAGATCCTTTAGCTTATTCTCAGGTCCCTTCGGGGATGTCAGGAAGGTTGGCTGTTTCTCAAACAACCTTTGATAAAATTACGCGCCCTCAGTTAATGCTCAAGTGGAATAGAGAGCTTGGGGATGGGGTGAACTATGAAGTTAAAGTTGAAGAAAGCGGTAAGTTTATCAATAGGGCTCAAACGCTTTCAATCGTGCCTCCTTCTATAGAGGGAGTTTCTAATTTGGTACATGGGACGGGTACTGGAAGGTTAGATCGGCGCTTTATTTCTTTAAATTCAAGTTTACTCGATCCGGTTTATAGTGGTCGGGAGGGTACTCCTATTTTTGAGGCTTATACAGAGGTAAATCCCGGAAGTGATCCGTCGACCGGTACGGGCATTAAGTGGAGAGAGCACACTTTATTTATTGACACCTTAGACTCTTTACCCCCCGGTTTTTATGACGGGCAAAAAACCATACAGGAGGTTGCTATCGCTTCGGGATTTACTGAATCGAGCACCATTTATTTTGGGGTTACTGGGTACGATACTAATAATCCGCTACCCTTTCCTTCAGGGAAGCAACTAGAGGGTTATGTTTATTCGGGCACTTATTCCCCTACTCGAAGTGGAGGTCTTCCAAACTCTACGGCCGGTTCGGCAGGAGAAGCGGGTTATGATCCTTATTATGGACAATTAATTACAGGTGGTACGGGGAATTTGGTTGCCAAGAATGTTTCCGGGTTTCTAGTAACTGAATATGAGCCGCGCCTTTTATTGGATGTTTATGATGATACTAATTATACAATTAGCGTCCGTGGTATTACGCCGGGAAACGTCGCTTCTTCTTTTACTGATCCATTTGAATTAACAACAGGGCATATTCATGATGCCATAACTGGAGCAGGTTTCATAACAGGAGGGGGTTCTTCGGGTTCCTCTGGTACCTCTGGTTCCTCTGGTACCTCTGGATCTTCTGGTACCTCTGGATCTTCTGGTACCTCTGGATCTTCTGGTACCTCTGGATCTTCTGGTACCTCTGGATCTTCTGGTAGCTCGGGTACCTCTGGTTCTTCTGGTACCTCTGGTTCTTCTGGTACCTCTGGTTCCTCTGGTACCTCTGGATCTTCTGGTAGTTCGGGCACTTCTGGTAGCTCGGGTACTTCTGGTAGCTCTGGTACTTCTGGTAGCTCTGGTACTTCTGGTTCTTCAGGTTCTTCTGGTACTTCGGGCTCCTCTGGTACTTCGGGCTCCTCTGGTACTTCTGGTTCTTCTGGGACCTCTGGATCTTCTGGCACTTCTGGTAGCTCTGGTACTTCGGGTGTAGTGGGAATGTCTGGATCTGATAATTACCTTCTGCGAA